TGGTGTCTTGCACCGGATATCCGTCGTCCAGCTTCCCATAAACAAAATCATGGGCTTCCGTTAAAATGTCATTTAATGCCGGTGTATTTCCAATGGTCGCATGCTGTTTGCAGCGTACGCGTAGGGTCTGCAACATTGATGCATAGGTTTGCGCTGGAACTGGAGTTACAGGGAATGGCATTCTTTACTCCGGTACAGATTCATGGGATTAGCCCTTGCGCTTTGGCTTGCTGGCGCAACCCCTCAATCTCTTCTTCAAGAGCTTGCATGTCGCGCAAAACTTTAATTTCTTCGGGTGCCCTGCCAGTAACAACACTGGTTATATGGGCCACGGATAAGGTCAGCTCACGCAGCATGCGATGTGTAACAGGATTAGCAACTTCAATGGCAACGATCTGATCTAAAGGCGTTAGCGGCGCAGGAGCCACGCGGCGCGATTCACAGATGGCCTCAAATTCTTCTTGAGATATTTCTACCAACCCATCAATAGGCGTATCAGATAGGCGCGTATCGTTGGTTTCGGGGTCCTTGAGAATCATGGCGTTCCTTAGCGGAAAAAAACAACTGTGACGATTTTTGAATTCAATGCATTGCCTGCATACGTGGTGGTGGTAATGCGCGCCGTGCTGGCGGTCAGTGCCCCAGATTCTCGCTTAATCGTTACGGTAGTATTTCCATTTCCCTCGACTCCACCTGTGTCCGCTTGCGCTGTGCCTGTCACTGCGTAGTTAGCGTCCGACATTGCAGTGGTGAATGTGATGTTGTAGTCGCCCGTACCGTTACGGGTCACAGAGGCCACGTTACCGCCAGCGGTTGGCGCGTTCGTCCCGCTTAGGGTTCCGTCAAAGACACACCAAGCCCGCGCTCCATAAATTGGCGCAGACCCTGATTGCGCGCCAGATAGCTTGGCCGCAATAATGCTGGCGTCTTTGACACCAAGAACACCCGCCAACAGCTCAAGCGTGGCCGCTAGAGAAATTTCCTCAACCGCGCCGGTTCCAGCCGTGGAGCGTCCCAGCATGTGGGAGGTAGCCAAAGTTAGGCCAGAGGAAGTAATGGCCCCAGAAGCCGCAGCACCTATTGCGGATCGCCAATCTGTCTTGGTTTGGGAATTTGCTGGGGCCGCAATCGCAAGACCTACATTTTTAGACCCAGCAGTAAATACCGTTGCCGCTCCACCATTAGACGATCCGTAGATCAGCGTTCTGGTAAATGTATTCAGTGCAGAATATGTTGCCCTCCCATACTCATATTCACCAGTGGGCACCCCATTTGCGTCAATGGCTTCAATGTAGTATGGAAAGGTATCACTAATAGTGCACACATCAGAAAGACGACGAAACCCAGCAGCCGCGCCAGTGGTGACGAAAGAGCCAATTCCAACTGACGTGCTAAGTTCAAGAACGCGGTCTTCGATGATGTGTGCCATTCTTTATTACTCTGCGGGGTAGATTGCGATGCGTGCGGTTTCCAACACGATGTAGTCAGTAGCAACTGCAATGTTTCCGGTAAATGCAGCCGTTACATCAGCAGTTGTATCAATAGCCAACAACGTTGGTGCAACCGATACCGTTGCGCCTGTTTCAAGCGATGCCTGAATGACTTGCGAGTTGGCCGCGCGGTTCTGCACGGTCTTGCTGATCGTAATGCCCGTGGTTGTGGTTGCCGAGCTAGTAACCACAGCAGACCCGCCAAAGCTCAGACCGGAAACCTTTGCGCCTGCCGTGCTGTTGTAGGCAAACAGGGCTTTGTAGTCCACGGCACCAGCAGAACCCAGCACACCAGCAGGAAGCTTAAAGCCACCCATTTGGATGGTGGTGGATGTCGCTTGAGTGTAAGACGAGTTTGATCCCACGGCTGCAGTCAGCACAGCAGGAATGTGCGGCTTGGTCATCGTGGCAATGTAGCTTGTATAAACTTGGCCCACCGTAGTGCTGGAAAACACGCAGTAGTACCAGCCAGCCAAACCGCCAACCACAGCACCAGCAGGAAGATAAATCCATGCGCGTGGGTAGGTCAGCGGCAACGCAGTGCCTGCTGTGATGGTTCCGTTTGTCGCAACGGTTCCGTTGGGAACGATGATGCAAGGAATGCCAGTTTGCACCAAAGTGCGAACACTCGGCTCAACTGCGCCGGTAGCGTCTTCTGGTTGTGCGGATGCGTACTCAGCAGCTCCAGCAGCCACTGCAGCGGCTTCTTGTGCGGCGCTGAACGTGGTAACCAAAGAGCCAAGAGCGTAACCAGCAACAAGGCTAGACGCGGTGGAAGTGATGCGGATAGTCATTTCATTCTCCTAAAGAGACTGGGCGTTATGCCGATACTGCGGCTCGCTCAATCGCTGCCAAAATGGCGGGCTTGCTTGCATTTGGTTCAAGGTGAACTCCATGAACTTCTGCAAGCTCGATTAATTGCGCTTTACTCCATGCCAAAGACGGAGCGCCAGCCACCTCTTGCTCTGCGGGTTTTTTAAATCCGCCTGCTGGAGTATCTGGGCCGTCTAACTGAATGCCGTATGTATCCGCCTCCTTGGTCCCTGTGCTGTTCTCAGCAACCAAGCGCTTGATGTCACCTTTTGCGCGAGCGCCATAAGCTTCAAGAACGGCATCTTCGCCATACTTTCTGCTCAAGCGGTCAAACTCTTTATCCACGTCGATTTCGGCAGATTCGCCGGTTTTCTCTCCGGGGTAAATGTTTGACTCGCCATGCACGGTTTGCAAAATGGCAATTTCATGCTCAGGCACTTGCGTCTGAACAGTGGTTGTAATGTCGCGGTGCACGCCGACAAAAAACAAGGGTACAAGGTGTTTCAACATAATGGGCTTTCAGTGGCAGGGGCAAAGAAAGCGGGGTCAGAACCCCGCGATGGTTACTGGACGATGATCAGGCCGTGCGCGTTGCGGCGGTGGGCCTTCAGTCGGCAGCGTACATCCACAGACACATAAGTTGCGCGGATGTTGTTGGGCGAGGCTGGGCTGTAAACAGTCATACCATCGTCTTCGTACAGCAGCTCATTGGTGTTAACGAAGTAAATTCGTTTTTCCCACAGAGCAGTAGACGCAGGCGACTCCAGCGCATCCAGTGCGGAGTATGTGGGGTCCCAGATGATCTCGATGCCCTTGAAAAACAGGCCAGTCGATCCACCCTTACCCGTACCTGCATCAATACGCTTCACAGCGCCAGCGTCTGCATTTTGCGTGATGGTGATCATGCTTCGGTACATATCCAAGGCCGTGGAGCCCATAGAAATGTAGTCTGGCAATCCACCGTTACGGCGGCAAGCGCGGTGCATGGCTTCCATGGTTGCCAACAGGTTGGCAGAACTCACAGCGCCCGCAAAATAGTTGCGCCAGTAAGTCTTGGTGGCTGGGTCCAAGCCGCCCACAGTACCAACAGCGGGGGTTTTGGAGATCAGGGCATCCAAGCCCACAACAGCATCGGAGCCAGAGCTACCGTCGCGATGGATTTCCAGATTCAGCTTCTCTTTAAAGCCAAGATCAAGCGCTTCCATCTGCTCCGAGATCATGTTGGTCACAACTGCTTTTTCGTTCACAGTCGGCACCAACTTGCCCTTGCTTGCTGGATCTGGATCGACATAGACACCTGCTGCAAAGAGCTGGTCCCATGGCAAATACAAGCCATCTACGCCGGTATACCATTCGTAGGTTGCCTGATCCAGCGTATTACGCTTGTTGAATGTGCGGGCCGCTTCGCCCTTGCTCCATTGGAAGTTAGAACCATAGCCATTGCGCACTTGCACTTTCTGGTTTACGCCAGGGTTCAAGTTTTTGCGCTTTTCCATCATCTTCTTGAGGAAGGGATGGTCATAGCCAATCTGATCAACGGGTTTGTTGCGGAGATAGTCCGCGATAGATAGCGTGGCTACGGTAGCCAAATCGCCAGCAGAAATAGGCATGTTGCCTCCTATGTACAAAGTTGGTTAAGACTCTGCACGCCATCCACCGCACCTGTGGTCTAGGCTTTCGACTGGTTCGCCCTGCGGGTGATGATCCCCGCTTACATCAATTTGGGCGCACCAGTCAGGTGCTGACGCTCGCGAGTGCGTCTTACATGCGAAATTCCCCGGCGTGGGTGTTACAAAAAGCTCCGGGCCGCGAACCCCGGCTACAGCGAATACAAGCTAATTGCAACTGGTGCGTTTGTACCAAAAGAAAAGGCATTTGTCAACACCAGTATGCAATTAATTACAATCCAATAGAACCCCATGCATGCTCAACCGCTTGCGTAGATGAAACCGGCTTACTTCCGGGGATTGGCACGCCACTAGCCACATTGCCGGGGCGTAATGGTTGCGGAACTGACGGAACAACGGGCGTAGGCGTCTGGATGCTGTCATACATCATCAAGATCGCAGCCTCCCATTGTTCCGGACGGTAGGTATTTACAAACTGATCGAGCCGCTCTTTCTTGCCAAGATACGACTGTATTTGCTGTATTTTTGCATCATGCCCTGGCAATGTGGCGCGTTGCGCCAAAGCAGCATCCATTTTTGCAGCCGCAGACTGTACCGTTTGTTGGAATTGCTGCGCCTCTCGCTGTCCTTGGTCAATACGATCTGCCCCAGCCGCACGATTACGCAGCTTCACGATCTCCATCGCGTCTTCACGCGACAGCATCATGTTCTCTACCTTCTCTTTCAGGTCGGGGTGGGTTCCCAGCACGTCCACGCCAGGGGCATCCACGCCCAGCCGGATAGCCAAGTCAGCCCGCAGGTTGTCCAGTTGCGCCATCGCGGTCTGCAAGTCCCTAGGATCTCCAGACTTGTAAAGCCGCCCGATTTCCAGCACGTTGGTAAATTCGGTTTCATCTAACCCGGTTTTTTCCACCATCTCGCGCACGCCTTGGATGGCCGTTTCTGCCTGTGTGGCGCGGGTTTCGTATTCGCTTACCTTCTTTTCCAGCTCTGGAACTTGTCGGGCACGCTCGGCCAAGGTAGCCCACCGGCCCTTACCTCTATCATCCGTTCCTTCCGGTGGCGTTAGGTCGATGTCTTTAGGATTTGGTGTAGTGGTAGGCTTTGGTTCGGCTTGGACTGGCTCTTTGGCTTCTGGGATGCCGTTGGCAGGCGGTGTTACTGCGTCTTCCTTTCCAATATTGTCAAGCAAAGAACCAATTTTTTCAGAAGTTGGTGTGACCTCTACGGTTGCGACTGGCTCAACCACAACGGGCGACGATGCCTCAACTGGTGGCGCCTCGGCTTGCGGTGCGCCTGTGTTTGTTCCCCCAGTGTCTCCGGGTTCATCGTTTTGAAAGCGCGGTTTGTTGGTAAATTTATTAAGTTTCATGATTCCTCACATGGCAGGGATTGGAGGTAGGTCGGATACGCCATCCGACATTGGCAAGCCCGGAGGTGCACCGGGAATCTCTGGCAAGCCCATGGGCTGTGCTTTGGGTTTTATTGGTAAGAATCGTTCGACATCAATCGTTTCATCAAAACGCGCAGCGGTTTCTTTCAGCAGCTCGCGTTCTGGGGTGCTGTCTCCACCGGCTGCATCAATCTGGCGAATTTGAACAATTCCTTGCTGGATCAACGGCAACGCACGCGCCCAATTTTCTTGCGTTTGCAGCTTGTTTGGCGCAGAAGTAGAGCCCGACCTCACCTTTATTTGAACCAGATTAAACACAGTTTCTGGAGAGCGGTTTTCTGGCCACTCGTATGACTTTGCCTCGGGTTGCGGCATTTTTCCAGACATCAATGCCTCTTCGACTTCGTCTTGATCTGGCTTCTCTGGGCCTCCCATGATCTGCTCTACCTGCTGTGGCGTCATGGCCAACAGGCAAAGCTCGCTTGCGCATTTGGCAATCTCGGTAAGCCAGTCCTCTACCTGATCGCGGAACTCCGAGACACGTGCAGCAAGGCTTTGATCGCTGATATTCGCCTCGGTCGCGGTTTTTGGAGTGGTGACAACGGATCGGGCGGCTTCCTGTAGTCCAGATACCATTTCCCAATCGTTTTGTATTGCGCTGGTGTCATACAGGCGTGGGTCAATCTGAATCTGCGTCCCCTCCAGTACAAAGTTTTGCAGCGCTTGCCCTTGGGTGTCCACAATGATGATTTCGCCAAGCTCTGGATGCGTGCGGTTGGTGATTTGCTTATCACTAACCTCGGCACTGACAATCAAATGTGGGCGAATCGTGCGCCGCACCTCGGCAAACTTGTCCCGAGTTTCGTTGTGTTCTTGCTGAAGCTTCTCCAAGCAGTCAACCAGCGATTGAGCCACAAACTCTCCATCTACTGATGCAAACGGCAAAAGGAAATAAGGCCACCACCGCTCACCGGCATACTGTGGCTGGTAGGGCTTGCGCGCAAATTGGGTTGTGATTCCATCGATCAGCGTGTAAATGGTGTTGTCTACCTTGTTCCACACTTCGTACACCAAAATCAGCGGGTCGGAGTTGTCAGCAACCTGCATATTGGCAGAATATGGGCGCGATGCATTGGCCGTATCGTCCATGGCGCCCACCTTAAAAGCCGTGGCCCCAGACAAGTCCATGGGCTCTTTTTTGATGATCTTAACTTCTAGTCCGTTTCCATCTGTGCTTATCGTTTCCTTATCCACGGTAAAAATGCCCATTGCCTTGGATTTGCGCATGGGTATTTTTTCTACCACCCAATCGCCATCTTGATAATCCCAAATGTCATCAATGGCCGGGTCAAACAGCATGCGGTCCGTCTTGACCACATCCAACACCAAGCCTTCGCCCGCAATTACTTCTTTCTGAGCTTCCAGCCCTTGGATAGCCTGCTCCAGCTCTCTGCGCTTGGACTCAAGGTCGCAGCGTTTGCCCTCGTCCTCAATCTGGGCAAGCAAGGATTCAATGTTCAGAATGTTGTCTTGTGAGTCCTGTATCCGTTTGCTGATGATGGGGTCGGTGCGAATATCCCGCTGATATTGCAGTTTAACAATGCCAAAACTGCATGTTTGTGCAGCGCGTACCGCACGCTTTGCCGCCTTTTTCAAATTGGCATCATCCAGCATGGTCTGGGTAACCGTTGTGAGCGTGTCGCAAAAAAGCCGCAGGTCTTGACTCTTGTTGGTTGGCTCACCGCTCATTTCTGGGTTTTTTGCGTAGACTTTTGACAGCACCACAGAAATTGTGGACTGGATCAGGTTTGCCCGCTGCATGTTGTATTCGGCAGAATTCGGCTCTGCCTTGTCATCAATGCCGCGCACCAGCTTTCTGTTATGGCGAACGCGCTTATGAAACTTGGCCCAATGCGTTTCAGCCGCCTTGATGCGGGTCATCCACGTTTTAACTAATGGGTCGTCTTTGACCGTAGTTTGTTCAAGGTTTGCAGAAACTGCACCGGGTGTATTAATTTGATCCATGTTTATCTCTCCAGCCTGTGGCGGCCATCTGGCGTATGATATTCGGGAATTGCCTCTGGGTCACCAAAATGCGAGGGGTCTAGCTCCTCCGGGCTGCTGGTGTGGCGCATTATTCCCATACCTGTTGCGTCCCAGCAATGGTCTTCGGACTCACTATCTACATCATCAGGGTCGTCATCAGACGGCCCTATTGTAGGCACTGTACGCAGCCAATGGCGGCAAGTATCAAACACCGCCAGTTGATCATTTTCCAGCAGTCGCATTATTTCCATGGCTTTGGCGGCACGCGATCCTTTGCCAGCCCATGCAGGCCGAAACTTAATGCCCTGCTTTCTGAATATCTCGGCATGGGTGTTTTGCACGCCATATTGACCGCCAGCCTTTGCAAATAAATCCGGCCCGGTAAACGATGGCCCAATAGTGATGCCAACCCGCTCGTCGTGCTTTTCCCGGTCTGCAATCCGCTTGGCCACCTTGTCCGGGGTTTCCTTTGATCCTACGTTTGGAATTGGGACGCCTTTATCATCCAAGGCAATGCCGTACATTTCCCGCCATATGTAGGTCTTGCCTTCTGGGTCTTTGGCAAACCACAACACAGCATAAGGCTTGCCATAGCCCCAATCCAGCGCCCTCCAGCATTTCCAGTGTCCGGGTATGGGAAATGGCTTCACAACGTGTTTAGCTGGGTTCCATGCATGCTCAAGGAATGCGCCAATGTTGATCTCCCAACTACCATCCCGCCAAGCTTTTTTGCGGTTTGGATCTTTAACTCCATCCAAAGTTTTCAGATAGTCAGGGTCATTCTTTAAGAGCGTTGTATTTTCCAAGATGTCGCCATGCACATAGGTTCGCTCCCGGCCCATTTCGTCCTTGATGATTGTTCCGGGCGCAACCCCGCCGATTCCCAGCTTAAACCGCTCCTTTACCCCAGCATGGCCCCGACCATACGGGTTTGTGGTTGCCCGGATCATGCGCGGCATGCCCGGAAGACTAGACCGGCAGCAACTGTGCATCATTTCGTAAAATGCCAAGCTGCGCCAGTTGGTCAACTCCTCAAACCCAATCCACGGGTACTCATGGCCGTGGTAATCCCAATAGTCATCCTCTTTAATGCCAACCCGGAATAACAGCTCTTCACCACCAGGAAACACCCACTTGTAATCCGCCAAGCTCTCCAGAAACCGAGCTTCTGGGAAAAACTGCTTAAACCAGCGCTTGGACTTCTTCACAATGTCACCAAGCTGCTTATAGGTTTCTCGGAATAGGATTCCAGTCCAAGCAGACCCAAAGCCGCGCCCAACATACTGGGCAAAGCTCATAAGCAAAGCGTCAGTCTTTCCCGGACCCCGAGTTCCCTCGTATAGACACTCAAACACCGGGCAGCTCAGAAACTGAATCTGGCTGCCTGGATGTGGCGCCCATACTTTTGGGGCGGATGGCGGGCGGAGAATCAATGCCCACTACCCTGTACAAGCGCAGTCCACGCGCCGGGGTCTTGCATGACTCCAGGCACCACCAGCACGCCAGAAGGAGGGCCTTCATCCTCTGGCGTGTTCATTTGTTTGATTGCATCCTTATTGGCTTGCAGCAGTCCTAGCGCAATCTTTCCCGATTCGTTTGCCACATTCGTAAGCGCCGCTACACCTTTTAAAATATGCATCCCATCTTCTGGGCTCGCATCGTCAATCTTAAACGCCTCAGAATTGGCTATTGCATTCAACCTATGAGCGGTCTTTGCTCCGTACTCAGCGGCACTAGCCAAGCTCTTACTAATGTTCTTTAGCTGCTCGGCCAACCCAACGGCAATATGCCGCTGATTTACCGGCAAAGCCTCCAAAGCGGTTTCTGCATCAGCTATTTTTTCTGCCACGGTGCGCACTTGCGCACTTTGCAAACCAATATTTTGGTTCGCGCCGAACTTTTTCCTGATTGCCGCTTCGCTAACTCCAAAGTCTGCCCCCACCTTTCTACCGGGCTCACCAGCGAGAACGCGTCTTTTCACCTCTTTCCACTGGGCATCAGTCAGCTTTGAATGTCGCCCCATTAGTTCGCCCCATTAGTTCGCATCATAAGTGCGCATTCTAATACAGAAGAAATATTTGCGTCATGAAAAAAGCCACCGGGTTATGGTGGCTTTAGTAGGGCCTTTCACCCTGTGCAAGGGTTATTTCACCCAGATGTCTGGTTGCGCAAACTGGATTTGAACCAGCGACACACAGGCTATGAACCTGCAGCTCTCCCAGACTGAGCTATTGCGCAGCTTGATTATATGCTTCCAGTCTTCTTTTTACAAGGCCACGTCTTAATCAGCATGGAACCAACAAGCAAAGATGCATCAAGGTTTCTGATTTCTGGGTTTACTCTCAGCATCTCTTTGACCATATCAACTACTTGATCAAGCGTTACGGTTTTTGGAGCGCAGTGGTCGGATGCGTCAAAAATGCCTGCAATGTAGCCGATGCCTGCGGATTGCTTGTCTCCAATCTCATAAAGTATGCTATGCAGGTCGTTACCAGATACAAACCCCGCGTTAGCTGTTAGGCTGGCGGCAAGGGCTAGGGCTGTGATTGCCGCTTTCATTTCAGCACCTCGGCAGCTTTTAGTGCGCCTGTTTCGCCGTCAATGGTTATAACAATTACTCCAACACCTGATTTCAACCACTGTTTTGCCAAAAGTATGCTTTCTGTCGGATTCCCAAGGTAACAATTAAATGCGGATGCATACCAAACCACATCCGGCTTAGGCTTGATGCGCCACAAAATATCAGGATAAGAAATAGGGTCACATCCGCATCCGTCGCGGCGATAATCACTCCATGCAGCCCCCTCAGCTCTTGACCATTGCACATCTTTGCCATCAGCAATAGCCCGCAATACTTCCGCGTGTTTGTGTGGTGTTCCCATGTTTTTACTCCTTTGAAAGCCAAATTATCTGCCTTGCGCTGTTGTTTGCTATAGGGGTTTTCCCTATGCTGTCTCTTTTTTAGGTACTGGTGCCCATTGCAGGGTTTCATCTTGGCCGTGGTTGTCGCGTAAGGGGCGCAACATTCCATCAGAAAAAATCCCAATATTTTCGTGATCTAAACAACGGTCTATTCTCCAAAAATCCTTAACAAATCCATCAATGTCGCCCAAAAATTGAACGCACACAACAACACTTCCTGCGTATTGGCCACTTACAACAATTGCCAAATCCCCTTGCTCGCAGTTCATGTTGGCTCCTTACGTGTGAATAAATTAAATGCAAGTCGATCAACCTTTGATTTAATGTTTCTCTCTTGCAACTCGCCATCTGCTTTTTTCTGCACCAACTGGCTTGCAGCTCCTTGGGCGTAGGCTTGGCGGAGTTGGTGGGCGGTAAAATAATTATTTTGAGGACACGCCCTGCCAAAACACCCATTTCCATCTTGAACCAAGACAATCTCAACA